TCAAGGGTAAAGTGCAAACTTAAATTCATTATTTTGGACTAGATTGGTGAAGTAGCTCGTCTTTTTTCTGGCTACCCGCAGATGATCCAAAGTAAAAAGCAATAATGCCTGTCCACGCTGTGCCAAGTGACCCAAGCATTAGCATTAGTGCATCAGATGTTTTAAAGTGTTCGGTCATCAAACCAACCAAAATACCAAAAAATCCAATGGTGACAGCAATAGCCATGATGCCAGGTATCCAAGACTGAGTAGTCGATTGCATCTGTCTGGCTGACTTACGGTCATCAACAGCAATCTTTTCAAAGTCTAAACCCATCTCTTGCGCCCTTGCCGCCATAGCTATTTCAGCAGTCTTAATCTGGGCTATCTGGTCAGCGGTTAACTTACCCTCGGCAATGGTCTTATTAACGTCTTTAGGGTCAATTCCAACAGCTTTAGATATTGCATCAACAGCAAGTCCAGCCAATGGACCGCCTAAAGCAGTGGCAATAGTAGGTGCAATTTGTTTAAGCCAATCCATTATTTTTCCTTTGCTTTTTCAATCATTTTTTGAATAACTTGTTGCTGCTGTTTGGTCTGCTCCCGCACTTCCAAAATATCAAAATACAACATTGCCATTATGGGCAAAAGCACACCAAACACCACCGTCATTGCAATCAGAGAAATTACAAACCCCATTTCGCTATCCTCATCTGTCTGATTGCTAGAAACAGTAGCTGGAGGTATATAAAAACTATTACCACCGCCCCGATTATTAGCGCCTTGTCTTGGAGTTGGTTTAGCATTCTTCGCCGTTGCCATGCCGCTACCCTTTCCTTTGCTTCTTGCGCTAGTCTCTCCTTTTCCTGTTCAGCCTGCAATCTTTCAAACTCATCTTGAAACCGTGACCAAACCGCACCAAGGGCAGGGTCAACGCCGTAAATCAACAATTCTCTCAATTCAGTAGCTTGGCGCTCTAGCTCCATCTGCTGAAAAATGTTATCAAGGGCTTGTGCTTTTAATGATTTATTCTTTGGCGGGTTTTTCTTTTGCTCAACAACGGCGGCTTTAACTTGTTCGTGGGCATCAAAGAATTTACCGATGTAACCAGAAATCTCCATTGTGATGTTGGTGACATCTTTGGAAGTTGCTTTGAGGTCTTTATAAAAAGATACGGCCTGCTTGATTGCACCAATGGCGGCAAGGGCGGCTGTGAACGGATCAATTTACAGCCCCAAAAGCTGTTTGACGAACGTGCCAGCTACGCCTGGGCCAAACAACACGCAAATCATGACTGCATACAACAGATATTCAATCTTGGTCATGCGTTTGTCGCCGTCAGCCAATGACTTTTGAATGGCTTCGTATCTTTGTTTACAAACAGCTTCATGTACTGCAAATTCAATTTCAAGTTCTTCACTCATGATTCATCCGCTGGAAGTGGTGTGTTGCCCTCTGCAAGCCACTTTAGGTAGGCTTGGTAGTCACGATTACTTGGGTCAAATGGGATAAATGCGTTATCAGATAAACGCTGAACAATGTTTGAAGAATCAGTTAATTTGTACATTTTATAACTCCGAATCAGCAGACCAATGAACACCAATTCTATTTGTTGCCCCCGAACCAACGGGAGTAGATGCTGTTATTGCAAACGAACTTTCTCCAGCCATCCATGCTGATGTAGCTGTACAGTTAACTCCAGCGTTTTGGTCTCTTGCAAATTGATTTGCCGCCGCTGGGTTATAAAAAGTAACAGTTGCCGCAGTTCTTTTATTAACCTTATACCGTGTATCTCCAAAAGACATTCCGCTTAATGCGCCAGGGGATGAGGCTACCGCCGTGCCGTTATAAGTCCCTGAGTTTTGCGCTACCGCTGTACCAATATCAAATGACTTTTCATAGTACCTCTGACACAAAGCCAACTCAGTCCCATAAGGTCTGTAATCAAAGCTAGTTGCTGTTGAGCCTTTTTCTAGCTGTACACCTGTGATGTAGAAAGTAGCGCCGCTTGTGCCGACTACTGATGTTGCGCCAGTGGCTGAAAGATTATTATTACCATTCCATGCCCCTGCTGTTCCGCTATAAGAGGAGCCTGCACCTAAAGAAAAATCAATTTCTATACCAATACCATTGGTTGTTAGCCAAGTTCCAGATGTATCGCCAGCAATCGTGATGGTCTTTTGCTCCCATGTGTTTGCAACACTAATTGTGTAGCTAAACGGGTATGAACGGCTGAATGCTGAGTTTCTTAATCCTCCACCAAAAGTTCCCGTTAAAGAACTTCTAACCCAAAAAGATAAAGTTACTGTTGCGGCTGATGCAGTACCCCAAGCTAAATCAGCTATGTTTAATCCTTCAATTTTTTGGTTAATAAAATAATAATCACTTGCGCCAAGAGATGTTGCGGCAGAAGATGTATTACCTAAATAATTTATGTAACCTACTGGCGGCGTAACTGAACCTGCATTTTGTTGAGATGTAAATTTAGAAGCTACAGAGCCAACATTAGCCCATCTATCTGTAATAAAAAGAAATCCAGTTCCAGCAGTAACACTAGCCCCCGCATTCCTTTGGTCAATCACCATCGCACCATTGATGATGCGGTTCTTGAAGCCATCGTAATTGATACCAGTTACATTGGTCATAACACCGCTTGCTGGCGTTCCTAGCGCAGGCGTTACCAAGGTTGGGCTAGTCGCTAATACGTTGTTGCCTGTGCCTGTGTTGGTGACGCTGACAAGATTTTTAGACGCATCTGTGGCAACCGCGCTTGAGGCGGTTAATGTATTGTCTCTAGTGCCTTGTGCAAAAATTATGCGAGCCGTTGTGGTGGTCTGACCGTCTTTTGTAATAGCCGTGGACAGACCTGTTGCCAAGTCCGCTGTAAGGGCGTTAAAGGCGGTCGATGAGATTACCGTGCCTGTGACTACTGGTTGCCCAGTGGTGTTTATTTGAAAAGTCCCGCTGCCGTTGTAACTCACAGTAGCCACCTCCATTGAAAGGGCATATAATTGATGTTTTTACAGGAGGATTTATGGGCCATCAAGTAAAAACGGTGATTTTGTGTTCTGTTTGCGCCTTGCCATCTGTGGCTCGCCAACTTTGTAGCAAACATTACAAACAAGCTTGGTATTCTAAAACTTTGCACAATCATTTGGGGGTATCTGAAAAAGATGCTTTTGAGGCAAAAATTCAAAAAACCGACAAATGCTGGGTTTGGAAAGGAACTAAAAATGGGTATGGGTATGGAATTTTTATGATTGCTGGCGGCAAAACTGTTAGAGCGCACCGCTATGCTTATGAACTTTTTGTAGGGCAAATACCTAATGGCAAAATAATTATGCACAAATGCGATAACCCGCCGTGCGTAAATCCCGATCATTTGCAAATAGGCACAAAAGCAGAAAACAACGCCGACACAGCAACAAAGCGCCGCCATAACTATGGATTGAATCATTGGAATGGAAGATTGACTGATGACGACATTGCCATGATTTGCGCCAGCACGGAAACACAATCCGTACTTGCTGCTAAATATGGCGTAAATCAATCTCATATTTCAAGAATTAAAAACAAAGCAACAAGGGCGTAACTCATTTGTCAGTCTCCAATAAGTGTGTATGGACTAGCTTGCGCCCCCAACAATGCCGCTAGTCTAGCTTGCTTGGCTGTAACAGGCACTGCATTAGAAACTGCTTTTTTGCCTTGAGTCAGTGCATTAGCAAGTTGACCATATTTGTATGATGCCTCACCTGCTAATCTAGGAGATGAAGCCATAAGATCAATTGCCGCTAATGCTGGCCCACCAGTTCCATATGCAAGATAAGCAGATGGAATATTGGTTGCGCTTTGCAAACCTCTTGGCAATTTGTTGCTTAAAGCCTGACCAGCTAATGCAGGCATTAAATCTCTGCCGCCTGCACTTTCTAACTGTTGGGCAAGATTAAGCCGCTGACCGTAATTAGTGTTTACGTTATTACGCATCAATGATTGCAATTTACGCATTGCCGTATCAGCAGATGCGGTTTGTCCAAGCGACAAGGCTCTTTCAATTTCTTTGGTCAGCTCGCTTGCATCACTGTATTCTTTCATTACCTTTGCGTAAGTTGGCGCTTGTTTGCCAATCTCATTCTTAACAGAATCATAAATTTGTTTGCCAGCGGTAAAAGCTGTTTTTTCTTCTCTAGGTAACTTGCCAAAATCTTCCCAAAGACTTTGTTTCAAATTGTCAAGACCCTCGGGCGTATGGTATTCAGCAGGATCAGAATTTTTCCAATCGTCAATCTTGGCTCGCATTTTTTCAACAACATTTGCCGCTGTCTGGTCTTTAATCTTTCCTTTGAAAGAAACCATGTTTTGAGCATTGTCTAAAGATTGGTCAATGCCTTTAAAATCAAGTATGGATTTGTCGTTCTTAATATCAACCATGCCAGAACGATAATCTTTTTGCTTGTTTAAATTCATTTGAGCAAGATTAGCTTGTGCATCATCAAGCACATTGGTCATTGGTACATCACCACGCATATTTTCAAGAAATGTTGTATTTCCTTGGCGACCTGATTGAACTGCTTGCTCAATTGCTTCTGTTCCTACACCTGTTTTCATTCCAAGACCTGATTTAACCAATCCGCCTGTCAAATCATAAGTTTTGCCAATAGCCTTTCCTGCTAAATTTATTGGATCAATTACGTTTGCTGCCGTTCTTAATGCAGGCGCAGTTCTTGTCAACATAGGCGTTCTTGCCGCTACACTAGCACCGCCAGAAAATAATAAAGACAAGTCACCAGCCGCACCCACAGGGTCTGTGGCAAGTGTGTTCTTTATGGCATCCATGCTTCCATAGCGTTCTTTTACCATGCCACCAGCCGCATTTGCCGCTTGGACAGCACGTTGAGCCGCTTCTGGATTAGTTTCTAACTGATTGACAAAATCCACCACAGGTTTAGGTAAAGCATTTTGCAATCCACCTGCGGCAACATCCATAGCACCAGAAACTGTTTGAACAGGATTAGTAACCGCCTGATATAAGCCTTTAGCTAAATTTGCGGCACTTGATGGAATATTGCCTAAAGCCTCGCCTGGCACTTCTGTCCATGATCTTTTTCTAGCTGGCGCAGTAGAAACAACATCCCATTGCGATGCAGGGGCAACAGAAACAACTTCCCAAGGATCAGCCATTATTTAACCCTCACTTGTTTGCCTTTTTGCAATGTCCATTGCTGTCCATTTGCAAATGTTGTAGTGTGTCCCTCTTTTAATGCGTTAACTGGCGGCGCATCTGCTAACGCTGCTGGTTTGGGCGCTAAACTTGGAATTGGTTTGTAGCCTTGTTCTTCGCTGTAAATTTGATTTGTGGCATTAACAATATCTTCAACTTCAGCTTTCATGCCAGCAAGTTTTGTTCTTAAAGTGTCAGCGTTGTCAGTTGGTTGCGGTAAGAATGGTTTTAATCTACCAAATTCACTAACAGATACAGCCGCACCACTTAAATCATGAACCTTAGTTGCCGCAAGTTCAGCCAATGCCGCCCTTGTTGCTGTTCCCTCTTTATCAGTGCGATTTAATATGGCATCAGGCATCATGCCTTTCAACATACCAGTTGCTTCGGGTGTTTTTGTCAACAATTCTTCTGCTCGAGCAATCTTGTTTAAGACCACTTGATTTTGAGTCATTGCAGTGTTAATTGTTGGAGGAACAGGTTTTAAATCTTTGGGTTTTACGCCAATATCCACGCCACCTTGCTTAACAGGTTTAAATTCACCAGTATCCACATTAACAGTGCCGCCTCGAGCTGCGTCATAAACCAATTTTTCTTTTACAGGCCCAAGCGCTCTACCCTCACGCACTTTAAGCAATTCAAAATCTTTAAACGACAAAGGTTTTCTGCCTGCGTCTTTTTCTTGCTTGACGTAATACTCATAATTTTGAGCCGCCGCAGGAACATTTGTTTCTTTTGCTTTTGGCAGTAAATCGCGATAGTTTTTACTGGTTTGAAATACAGCCAAACTTTCGGGTGTAAAGTCAGATGGGTTAGGCAAACCAATTGCATTTTTTTCAACGCCAGGCGCAGTGATCAAAGGTTTATAAGTTGTAGGCTCATAAAGTGTTTCATTTGGCCCTAATTTAATTGGCGCTTTAGGGGCAAGTTGAGACAAAGCCTGTGACATAGCTAATTGTTGAATTTCGGGATGTGTAAATTGAGACAAAGCCTCGACAGGCAAATAACCCGCAGGTCGAGCTGGTATAGCCGCTTGACC